AGGTACTGAAATATTTACTAAAGACGGTTGGAGGGAAATTCAAGATATGGTTATTGGTGATGAGATATTCACTTTAAATACTAACACTAATGAATTAGAAGTACAATCAGTTTCTAGAACCACAGATAAAAAATATAATGATGATATGATTCATATATACAACTCTTCATCATTAGATATGTTAGTAACCAAAAAACATAAAATTGTTTTATGGGATAGGAATGACAAGCCATATATTTTAACAGCTGAAGAATTATATGATAAAATTAATAATGGTGATTCTAAAGTTTCACATTCATATATTAAAAATTCAGGTGAGTGGGTTGGTGAGGATTCTAAAAAAATAAATATCCCGAATTCGAATTATGAAATAGATTCTGAATTATGGGCTAGATTTCTAGGTATATTTATCGCTGATGGTCATTGCTCTGGAACTAGAGGGGGTAAAAATAAAAATTCGGTTACTATTACTCAGGTTAAAAAAGAATCTTCAGAAAAAATAATAAACTTATTAAATGAGTTACCATTTGAATATTCGATTAGTGATGATAGACAATTCATAATTTATGATAAACCATTATATAATTTTCTATTTGATTTAGGAAATTCCGAAGAAAAATATATACCTAATTACGCAAAAAATTGGAATGTTAATTTATTGAATATTTTATTAGATTGGATGCTTTTAGGGGATGGTAGAAATAGAAGTGATAAAAATGGTAAATTAATGAAAGAATATTATACTATTTCAGATAAATTATCAGAAGACGTTTTTGAAATTATGCTTAAGATTTCTAATGGCGCAACTTTTAATACCCGCATACCAGAAGATAGGTATATTACAGATACTAAAATAATTAATGAAGAGGTTGAAACTGATGGGATGTTAGAATTAGTTAAACGTAAAGTTAAAACTAAGCGATTAATAGAAGCGTCTAATTCTAAACCATTGCATATCATTTCTGAAAGACGTTCTAAGGGGATTTCACTAGATACACGTTTTACTAAAGCAGAAAAAATACCATTTAATGATAATGTTTATTGTGTTACTGTTGATAATGGAACTTGGTTAATGAGACATAATGGTAAAATTTCTTGGACACACAATAGTGACCACCCAGAGTCATCTGTTATTTCAAATAGAAATGTATCACATGAAATTAAAAAAATATGGTGGGAAGGTACAACCTTAGTTGGTGAAGTCGAAATCATCATGTCACCTGGTTTTATTAACCAAGGTATAATATCTTGTGAGGGTGACCAAATAGCTAACATGTTAAGAAAGGGAATCCGTGTAGGTGTATCTTCTAGGGGTGTTGGTTCGTTAGATAATATAAATGGTAAATTAGTTGTACAAGATGATTTCGAAATCATATGTTGGGATATAGTAACTAGTCCTAGTACGCCAGGTTCTTATATGTTCAACAATAAGTCTGACGCACAGCCATTTATGGAATCTAAAATGAAGAAAGACAATCTATTAATTGATAAATTAAACAAGTTTTTAATTTAGATTTTAATAGCTTAAATACTTAATAATAATTTTTTTTACTAAAATCATGTGTTTTGTAGAAATAGTACATATTTATTAAGTAAACACACAAAATTTACTGTGTAATAATTTAAATTATAAAAAATTATAACCAAATGAAAGACGAAAAAAACAAGTCTATTATAGAAGAAGCCTTAGCGGAATTTAATCTTATTGAAGAGAATATAAATTCGAATACCAAAGAAATACTTCGTTCGGTTGCGAAAGAAGAAATTACAGGTTCGCTAAAAGAATCCTTGAATGAGGATGATTATGATATCGAAGATATCGAAGATGTTGATGCTGACACTGACAGTGATGTTGATGTTGACGTTGATGAATTACCAGTTGATGATGCCGCTGAAGAAAGTGGCTCAGAAGAACTAGAACTTGATGACATGGATATGGACTCTGAGGAAGAAGGTGAAAGCCTTGACGGAGAAGGTAGCGAAGACTACGGAATGGACATGACAGGTGCATCAGACGAAGAAGTTATCTCAGTTTACAAAAAATTAAGCGGAGATGATGAAATTGAAGTTGTATCATCAAATGAGGTAGTAATTACAGACCCAGAATCAGGTTCACAATATAATGTGAAGATGGATAAGGGTGATAGTCTTATCGACCAAGGCGAAATGGAAGCTTCTAGTTTAGAAGCTGAAGGTTACCATAAAATGGAAGAAGAAAATTCTGAAATGGAAGATGGTGACCACAAAATGCAAGAAGAAGAAGATGAGGGTGTAGTTTACGAAATTGAGTTATCAGAAGAAGAAGATGACGTAAATGAAGAAACTAAAATTGGAGCTACCGCTGGAAACAGTAATAATCCACAAGTAAGTGATGTAAATAAAGGTTCAGATGTAGCTGCTGTTAACACAGGAGATATTGACAACAAAAAAGCATCTACTGACACTGAAACTTCAGGTGATAATCTTGAAGGTGGATTTGATGAAGAAGGACAAAACGGTAGTGGTGACGCTCACGCAGAACACGTTATGGAAATGGATAGTTTCAATGGCGGTGGAAGTGATGTCGAAGGAGCCGCAGCTGGATTAGGCGAAATAATCGATGGTCTTAAAAAACTTATGAAAATGGGTGGAGCTGTCGGTCAAAGAGCTAAAAATGCTTTAATGGGTCTATCTAAAAATTCAGAAATGGATGAGGAAGAATCAATTGAAGAGCATATTCCAAAAGCTAAAGGTGAAGCGCACAGAGCACCAGCAAAAGCTGACATTGGTCAGCCAGTTGGAGCGGGAGCTAAGAATGTTAAAGGTGTTAAAGGTGAAAGTGTTGCAGAAAAGAAATTAGCTACAGCAATTTCAAAATATAACACACTTTTAGGTGAAGCTAAAAAGATTAAGGAAGAGAACGAAATGTTCAGAAACTCTCTTAAAGATTTTAGAAAGTCAATTACTGAGACTGCCGTATTTAATACTAACTTAACTTATGCTACTAAATTATTTTTAGAGCACTCAACTACTTCAGAAGAAAAACAAAATATCTTAAGTAGATTTGATGAAGAGGTTAGTACAATCGGAGAGTCAAAGAAATTGTATAAATCAATAAGCTCTCAATTAGGTGAAAAAACTCCTATCACAGAGTCAATTGAAAATAAATTAGGTTCTGAGAAAAGTACAAGTCAGTCAAATCAATTAAATGAGACGACAGCTTATGTTGACCCAGCACAAAAAAGAGTTCTTGACTTAATGAAAAGAACAAATAAATAATAAAGTAAATTAAAATTAAATAAATAAATTATGTCAAATTTTTTAACCTCAGGTAAAGTTGGTAATGTAGGTCTTAACCACATGAAAACAATTCGTGAAAACACTATCAACAAATGGAATTCTTTAGGATTCTTAGATGGTCTTAAAGGTCACGTTAAAGAGAACATCGCTCAGTTATATGAAAACGAAGCTTCTCACTTGTTAAACGAGTCTACTGACGCTGGTGGAAGTTCAGGTTCATTCGAAACTGTTGTGTTCCCTATCGTAAGAAGAGTATTCTCAAAGTTATTAGCTAATGATATTGTATCTGTACAAGCTATGAATATGCCAATTGGTAAATTATTCTTCTTTGTACCACAAACATCATCTAGATATGACTCTGCTAGTGGTAGCTACGGTGACCCTTACAAAGACGGTCCTGAATTCTCTGCTCACACTTCAATGGGTTCAGATGGTTTACCAGTTGTAAAAGGTGTTGATGGATATACTCCAACAAAATACCAAGAGAAAAACCTATATGACCTTTATTACAATGATGGATTATTTGATGCATCAAAAGGTGAAATAACAATTCAAACAGGTTCTCTTAACCTAGTAACGTTAAATGAAAGCGGTAAGTTTGAAGCTGCAAGAGATTTAATTGAACTTCCAACTGGAACTGATGGTTCTTTAAGGAATGTCATTGTTCAAGTTTCTGGATTTAGTTCAGAGAACAAAGGAAGATTAACTGGACCAGATGGTAACCCAATGGACACTGAATCTTTCATGGCATCTTTAAAAGTTACTAACAACACGTCTCTTGATTTAGATGACCAAGATGGTAATGTAATTTTTGGTCAAGGGGAAGAAATTCCTTTCAGATTAGTAACTCAAAAATACGGTAAAGGTATTGTTGAATATAATGATGTGTGTGATGACGCTGGTGTTATCTACTTAGAATTAGATTTAACTCACCCAGTAGAAACTAACGGAACGTCAACATACGATGGTTATGTAGGTGTTGAATCGGATGCGGATGTAACTGGATTAACTTCTAATGACTTTGCAGTATCATGGGCAGAATATGCTCCATTAGAACTTGAAACTGAAATGGGAGAAGTATCTTTCAAATTAGACGAAGTTGTTGTTTCTGTTGAAGAAAGAAAATTGAGAGCTACATGGTCTCCAGAATTAGCGCAAGATGTTAGTGCATTCCACAACATTGATGCTGAAGCTGAATTAACTGCAATGCTTTCTGAGCAAGTTGCTGCTGAAATTGACAGGGAAATCTTAAGAGACTTAAGAAAAGCTGCTGCATGGCAACTAAGATGGGATTGGAACGGATGGAGAAAAGCTTCATTGGCAGCCAATGCTTATACTCAAAAAGACTGGAATCAAACTTTAATTACTAAAGTTAACCAAATTTCAGCACAAATCCACAAGTCTACTCTTAGAGGTGGTGCTAACTTTATCGTAGTTTCTTCAGAGATTTCTGCTGTATTCGATGATTTAGAGTACTTCCACGTAAGTGATGCATCTCCAGAGCAAGACCAATATAACATGGGTATCGAGAAAATCGGTTCATTATCAGGTAGATATCAAGTATATAGAGACCCTTATGCACCTTCATGGTCATTGATTATGGGACACAAAGGTAAGTCTTTATTAGATACTGGTTACATTTACGCACCATACGTGCCAATGCAACTAACACCTACAATGTATAACCCATTCAACTTTGCACCAGTTAAAGGTATAATGACACGTTATGCTAAGAAAGTGGTAAACAACAGATTCTACGGAGCTGTTAGAGTTGATGGATTAACAACATTTAACCCGAACGAATTAAGATAATATCTTAAAAACGTAATGATAGTAAAAAGGCCTAGATTAAATCTAGGCCTTTTTTATTGTCATAAACTAATACCCTTTAACTACTTTTAAAATTACCTCATCGATAGTGGCACCTATTAACCCTCTATTATTTATTAAGGTTTCATTGTCAAATCCTCTCATTAACAATTTATTCCTTATATCAGTTTCAAAACTTTTCTTTATTTTAGCATCAAACTTATCCATAGTTAATTGTTTTTATTATTTTCGTATATTTCATATCGTATAATAAGTAAGGTGAACATTATTAGAGCAAATCTACTAGGTTCTCTAGCTCCTTCAGGTAGAATGGCTATCATTAATAAACATAACGCTGTTAATACTATAGCGTATATTAATTTCATACTTATCTTATTAGGTGTACGAATTGTTCAAACAAATATAATTTTGGGAAAAAAGTGACTTTAATCGCATCAGATATATTAACCAGTATGATGATAATACCGATTAGTGTAAACAAGATGTCAATTATTAACGTTAAGACTTGCTCGTAGGTAAAGTCATTATCATCTGCATCATACCTTAACCAATTATCTCGACTAACGTATCTATAATCTACATGTCTTTTATCAGATGTTGGTTTATCTTTTGATTTGACATAAAAAATGGTTTTAACACCATATCTTATAATAGTCATGAGTGATATTGCAAATAATATCAATAACCAGTAAATAATGGCTTCAAAATATAGATATTGTTTAATGACAACAGGAGTTTCTTCAACTACAAAATCAACACCCTTTTCAGCAGACCTCATTAATTTTTCAATGTAAGGTTTGGATATTTTAAGAATTTCACTACCGCTGGATGTACTTTCTGAGACGCTTACATCATTTGATGTATTGGTCTCTTCTGATTGATTAAATGACAGTACTGACAATGGTAATAACACCATAATTGTAATTAGTAATTTTTTCATATTTATTTGTTTTCTTTAATTAATATATATCTAGCAAATTTAATTTTATCACCAAATCTGTTCACTCCTTTTTCAGTAACGGTTTTAATTTCATGTCCGTCTTTCTTCAGTTCGAATATGGTAGCCACCAACCTAGTGTTACCTAAGTGATTAATCGCATACCATGAAGTAATCGACTTTGATGAATGATTTCTCATTGCATCTAAAACTCTTTGTTTACGTGTTACTTTGCTCATATATTTATTAGGTTACAAATATAAAAATAATCTTTTAGTTACGCAAGTTTTTATTAGTTAATTCTAGTTTTTTATTTTCCATTTTATTAATCAAATCTAAAGACTTAACAACAGGGTTGGTCTCAACCCAGAATTTAGCCCTATTTAGTTCAGTGTTTAATTCATCCAATGACATTTTCTTTATCTTCATAATTAAATTTATTACTCTCACAAAAATACATAAAAAAAAGGAGAAACGCAAGTCCCTCCCTTTTTATCTTAATTACATACTTTAATGACTACTCATCATCAACCAAATTGTCCGTATTTACATTTGACATATCTGTTGAATTCATTGCCGTTGCAAAATACATTTGCTTAGATTTAAGTCTGGTATTGTTAGCGCTTCTAGTTCCCATTACATCGTTACTGTATTGCATGGTATTACCAGCCTTAATTCCCCAAGACTTAGCGGACTCTACAGCGTCTTTTGTTGTACCCATGAAGGTAACACCCCAGTTACTATCTTCCGCTTCACTGAACAACTCCTTAACGTCCTCAACGCTGTATTTCTTAGAGTCATTCTCGTCACCATCAGTTAAGATGTTAACAAAAACCCCGTCTTGCTTCTTACCTACCAAATCAAATGATTCACCAATGGCATCAAATAAAGCTGTCATACCACTTGGATAGTACAATTCAACACTATCATACGTCACTTCCTTTCTTTTGGAAGTATTTAATAATACTTTAAATTTACCAGCCGTAGAGAATTGCGTTACAATTGTCGTTATTTTGGCTTTACCTTTATTTTCTTTCATATCTTTTCTGATATCTTTTAATAAAGATTTAAGGCCGTCTCTAACTTCGTCAGCCTTTCTAGACATACTTGAACTAGCGTCCAAGATAACTAAATTTGTTAATTTTTTCATTTTATTATTTTTAATGTTAATTACGTTTATAAAGATATCATTTTACTTCCTTGTGAACAAGTTATTTATTACGTGATTAAGATTAGTTATTTATTGTTTAGCTCCGCATTGTGAGCAAAACTTTGTTTTGCATTTAGCACCGCAGTTACCACAATA